TGCATCAGCCGTCTTAGCATCCGTGTAACGGAGTTGCGGTTGAAGAAGTGACTCGTACTTCTCGAAAAGGGTTTGCGTTGTGAGCACCATGTCAGGATGGTCATTACCAACTGACACAGAGTTGTAAGCGGTTGACATGTCAGCCAGACTTAGAGCACCAGCGGTACCCTCTTCATATGACTGCCAGAAACCGTTGCCTGATCCAGTTGAATCAATGCCACCAACGGTGCCAGTTGAATCAACCAGATTAGCAAGACCGTTCCAGTCCTTACCTGAGTTGCCTGTTCCGTCAGCGAAAAACATCGTGTTGAAACCTTCACGCATCGACTCTTCTGCCTGCATAATCTTTGCTTCCAGAAGGTTGATGATTGCGGCCTCACCGTTGTTCTTGGCTTCTTCAATACCGCTGATTGCGATGGAAGCGGCGTACTGCTTCCATTCGTACTCTGCGGCCGAGATGCCTTCCTGAGCGGTCAGGGAAATAGTGTCGTATCCAGAGTATGAACCGACGGTACCGTTCTGCCCGTAGATCAATGGTTCCACAATCTTTGTGCCACCATCCACCATACGCATACGGCCACCCTCAACGAGGTGGTTCGTAAGCGGACGTGCAGTGAAAATGTTGTCTGTCAACTGATCACGGTAGTTCGCAATCGTAGTAGACAGCAACGCATCGAAACTTGAGTTTCCTGCCATTTTAGACTCCTATCTAAATTGAATAAATTACATGCTGAGTTGCTGTTTAGCGAGCGCCCATGCTTCGCTAATACTAGAAGGCTTGAACTCACTGGTAGCGGAAGGACTGTTTGCGGTAGCGCCACCCTCGACAAATCCAGCGTCACGCTTAGCATCCGTCACAGCCTGCTCCTGTTGGGCGAGAATCTGGGGCGCTTCCTGTTGGGCACGCACCTGATTGACCAGCCTGTCAAAAGCAATCTGCTTGTATGTTCCTTCCAAGTCCGTCGTGTTGTTTTGCAACGCTAAACGAACAACTTCCTGTGGGTCAAAATCTTCATATGTAGATTGCAGTCTGCCAATCTCACCCTGCAACTGTTGGTTAGCACGCTCCTGCTCATACTGTTGAATCCGCTGTTCAGTTTCCCAAATTCGTTTCTCCAACGGATCATCGAACTCTGGAACCTGCGACTGTGGTTCGCTAACACTTGCATCGGCCACCATCTGATTTGCTGTCGTCACACCATAATGACGTGTCAACAGGTCAATGGTTTCCTGTGGATTACTTTCTAACGCTTGTTGCAAAGTTTGGGCGTAGCCCAACTGCTCTCTTTGTGACGAAAGTTCTTGCGTCTTACGAGTATAATCAGCCTGACGCTGATACCCTTGAATCGCCTCACCGAAGGGAACACTAACGTCCTCCCCATCGACCTTGACTTTCACATACTTTCCGTCGAAAGCATTAGGGTCAACATAATCGTAAGATGTAGTATCTTCTGCCACCGCTGGGGCTTCGGTGTCCACAACGGGACTTTCCACACCAACATCAATATTTTGTTCAGACACGAATGTCTCCAATCCAGAGTCCATAAAGGTTGCTCATACTATATAGAATCCCGTTCTAATTATCCTGTTGGCGACGGCGGGATACCCGCCGCCAACATAGCCAACAACTCTGGCGGTAGTTCCTCCGCAGGAGCCGCCATCGGTTGAGACATCATAGGAGCCGCCTGACCCATAGGGATCGGCGGCACAGGAGGCTGTTGCCCCTGTGGTTGCATCTCTGCTTGTGGTGGCTGTGTCATAAACATTTCAGGATTCTTCACCCCGAAACCGTACTGAAGCACATACGCACCCAGTTTTTCCACATCCACAACACCAGCAGAAACAAACGGAGCCATCGCATCCACCATTTGCATAGCAGACTGCCGACGGAACGCCTCATTGTTCGGCTGGGTAGAACCAGCCGCAACCTCAAAATCGAAACTGCCATTCAAATAGTCACGATCGAACGTGACCCACATCGGCTCACCGTCTTTCGCTGTCACTCTGGCAACCTGCTCTCCACTCATGTACTGCTGTGCCAACGTCAAAATACGGCGGCCAACTTCCGCCACCGACTTTTCGATGACAGCAAGTTTGTCCGCAGTTCTAGCGTTCTGTGCATCCTGAATGAGAGCCGCTTCTGTAGCGGTACGGCGAATCTCTGATACGCCGCCCCGCATGAACTCTGTGACACCAGACACCAGTTCGATATCTGTGCGGATCAACTCCGACTGATTGTAGAACTCTGGTGGGTTAATCAAAGCAGGGAATGGAGCGACCACATCTCCGAGCGGGTTGTCACCTTGAACAGGAACCATCACGTTGTCATCATCAGATTCCAACGCAGACCGACCGTTAGAATCAAAGTTTGTTTCACGGTACAAATATTTGCGTGCGTACCGTTTACGGTGATTCATCATTTGGGTTCGGGTTTCGTTCAACTCACGTTGCAACGGTTCGATGGCTTCCAGTTCACCAATCGGATAGAACTGGTCTGGCACATCATAGTTGCGTAGCATTATGAACGGATGTCCGAACGCATACGGCTGTTCTTTCGGCTTGATCAGGAAGCCGTCACCCGAGTCACAGAACACGCTGACCGTGTTGTTCTTCAGATCATAAAACTCGTACACATCGACATAGCCTTCTTCTTTGTCATGGATTTTCCGTGACGACGGATCATCCGTGTACTTGGCGTAACTTGCGGCGGCAACTGTGGCACGCACCTTTGAAGCGTACCGTTTGTCGGTACGCACATCGTTCACGGTGCGACGTACACGGTGAGCAATCCACTTAGCGTCGTGCATGTTTGTTGCGTCAGGATCGATAAACACGTCGAACGGTGAAACACGTTCGACGAAAGGTTCGTCCTGCAAAATGACCAGCGTTGTGGACGTAACATTGTCCTCAACATTTGGATCAGAAATATCTTCATGCTCGCCGACACGTTCTTCTTCCACGTAACGGTAACCGACCTTCAACCAGCCGTGACCGACAATCAAGAAATCTTTGACGGCACGACGGAAATGATCTTTGAAGTCGCGATGCCGCCACCAGTAGTTCACCACCGCTTCAGCAATCACAGCATTGGGGGCGTTCTCAGGGTTCACAGCGTTCACTGTGACTTTCGGATAGTTCACTGCGATGGACGGCGCAATCACGTTGATCGTCGAGAACGCAAGGTTCACGAGCACGCGATCTTCGTCCGTAAAATATTCGTAGTGACGGCCACGGTACAAGTCAACTAGACGTTTCCAAGTATTGTCGTAATGTTCTTCCCGCCGCCAACGACGGGAAGTCGTCATCTTCTTGCGATATTTCGCTAGAAGATCGTTGTGTGATGGGCGAGCCATCTCAGTTATTCACCCACGCTTGAGCGGTGCGGCCAAGATAGTTCCACACAGCGACGATGCCAGCACAGCCAGCGGCCTTGAAGAATGATATGTCAACTATGGCGGCAGTTAAAGGTGCCGCTGTTGCACCCGCAATAAAAGTTGCGACAGCACGATTCAGACATTCACGGTAATTAATCATAATATGTTTCTCCATTTCGTTTAGATCCTACAATCATATCTAGAACGAGAGTTTTCCTAGTCATCTTTTCTCTTGTCTCTATCCACGGCGTATTTCAAACCGAACGATAAATCTTTCATTACATCTTTCAGGCTGTTCAACGCTTCAACATTTCTGCGGTTGTCGTCCTGCATCATCTTCATCATCTCTGCACGCTCTTCACGACCCTGAAGAATCACACGCCACAACAGGGTCGCCAAAATTCCTGCGAACGCCGATGCCGCCCCGAACTGTGCAAGCACCTCCATCATCGACATTTGAGATGTCGTCACCTGAGAACTGTCCAACCGTCATCTCCACCTTCTCAACATGATGACAAAACGCAAACCCAGCGCACCTGAAACAAACGCACAAATACCTGAAGCCGCCTTAAACCAGCCACGAGTCTGCAAACCGACATCAACATTGATAGCAAACGCCCAATAAATAAACGCAACAAACATGATGCTTAACGCCGCCCAGAAACAAATGTTGGCCAACGACTGACCCAACCGAGAACCACTAGGGGTCTTATTCCCCAAGAAATATAAAACGAACGCAGACATAGCAACAATCAGGCCGCCAGCCGCATCGCTCACCTGATACAAACCGCTAGCGATCAACACGCTTCAACCTTTCATTCGACATCATCAACCAAGTGAACACAGCAGACAACGGCAACACAATGCTAGAGATTTGTTGCATCCAAAGAATCACATACTCGTACTCGGTGTCCCACACATCCACCCAATCAGCGGCATAACGCAAAATTTGGAACACCGCATAGTTAGCGTTCGTGAACGCAAACACGGCGACAGCCAGCAACAGCATCGTGGGCGCAACCTTACGCCACACGTAGCCGCACAAGAAAGCCCACACCAACGCCGCAAAACAAGCAAACAAGTTGCCAGCCAACTCGACCGAAGCCGCCACCACCTGCCAGTTGATACCCACTACTTGTTCCCCAGATACTCAACTTCAATGCCGTTAGCCTCGGCATTGCCTAGGATCTCACGTTCCTGCTCACGCAAAGTCGTATCATGGAAATTGTTTTGACCGTACCTGAACCCGATGTTCACGTCCTTGACGTGACATTGGAAACAAATAGCGCCTCTACGTGGCACCACATCGAACGTAAAAAGTTTTCCACATTCCGTACATTGTAAACTACCCATACTATAAACGATCCCGTTCTAACCCAAATGCGAATTATTGCGTGTGTTATAGGAACCAAGCGGCGCTTTTGCTGGCGCTTCAGGCCGCATAATGAACTGTTCCCACCAAACTAGACTATTTGTTGGTACTGGAGTACCAGCATCATACTCAGGTAGCCACACAAATTTGAGCA